TCCAACTGTGTTTCAGCTTGAGACGGTTCAACCGTCGCGGGTGGGTGATATTGAGTATTATCCTGCGCATTCGGTACAGTTGGCATTTGCATCGCCTGCGCAAAATGTTGTTGAATATTATTACTAACAGGCTGTAAGAATTGAGACTGACCAACAATCATCTGGTCAGTTTGCTTTGCTTGAGCGTGTGTAGTGCCTAAGAACTGCAACAACGCAGATTTTTCTTGTTCGGTCATTTGCATCTTACAAGTCCTTTAGTAGTTCATCAATATCATCATCGATAGAAGTTTCATCTACCGAAACGGGTGATATAGTATTAGTTGCAGCGGGTTGCCACGGGGCTGACTCAGTCTTGATAGCTGGTGCATCTGCGACTGCTTGGTCACTTCCGGTCTTACATAGATAATGCTCATCGAACATCTTCTTAAGATCGTCATAAGACTTCAAGCTATAAACCTTAGTAAGATCGAATGCCTTACCATAGATTTCATTCTGTTCCGCTTCAGAAAACTTAAGCTTGCCTGAAGCAGTAAAGCGAGATGAAACATATGTAGGAAACTCACCTTGATTTTCACACTTAATCTTGAAGTTGACACCATCTGGACCCAGATCAAAGATACGTGAACCGAATTCCTCAGCATCTTCACCCTCAATAGCTTCAAGGATGATCTTCTGAAGCTGCTTACCATAACGGAGGATTTTCACCTTACCATTATTTTCAGGATTACTTGGATCATCAATAACGTACACGTTAACAAGAAACTTGTTGACACGTTTGATAGCCTTAACCTTTTCCTTTTCATCTTCACTACCAGTACGAAGAATCTTGAATCTTTCTTCTGCAATTGGATCTCTCTCACCGAATGTCATAGGTGAAAGCGCTTGAACGTATTGACCAGTTGCAAACGAAACCCAGCCATGATTGAAGTATTCAAAGAAAGTATTCTTTGGATCGGATGGTAGCGGTAACAGCCTTACTGTATAAGTATTACCTGGGGTTGTCTTAAGAACTTCAGTGTAGGTACTATTACCTGCAGCTTCATTCTTGTTTAGTGCATCCTTAATGGATTGAAACATCGACATATTGTATTGGCTCATATTATTTTAGTTTATTGTTTATTTTATTGTATTTGTTGTTTTTTATTTTGCAATAATTTATTTTCAATTATTGTAAAAGCTTTTCGAATCACATGTTTTAATTTAGATGATTTTTGAAAATTTATTCTTGTAGTATTTAGTATATCTGTAAAATCTTTAATGATGAAGTTGAGTATATCAACCTCCACTCTATTTATATTTTGATCGCAATTTAGACCATGGATTGTATAAAAATTAATTCTATGATCTTTCAGATGTTGTAATAGTTCGGGCACCGAGCCTGTTGTATAAGTCTTATATTCTTCAAGTGTTAGATTGTTATCTGCGCAGAAATTATAGATAAAAGCGCAAGCCGATTTACACTCATTTATAGTAGTATCATTATCTGGATCCTGCGTTTCTTTTTGTCTCTGGTATAGAGAGAAGCATTTAATGGCTTTTACTGTAGTGTAATACTGAAGATCAAAATATTCATCAGCACCGTAATACTTATATGGTGCTATAAAATAATCGTTCATTTTTATATGCGGATACTTATTAAAGAATGCATATAATTTCTTAATAAGAATATAAGAAGTATCATCAAACTTAGAGAAATCTTTTCTGAAAGTGAACGGTTTATTTTGAGCTTGACGTCCAGTTGCAATAAAAGTATTGTATATTTGTTTTTCAGTTGCTGTCAATGACATAAACGCCGTCTGTTAATGTACTTTGTGACGTACTTACTCTTTGTTATCGTAGGATCGTAGTCTAAAAACATTTTAACGATATCTTGATCAGAATCAACTCCTGAAAGGCTTTTTAGTAATTCTTTTAGTTTTGCGTCTTCTAATGTTAATATAAACACATTTTGAAAGGATAACTTTTTACCTTTTAGTAAAGTGCAGTATGAACAAAATGAAAGTAAGATATGTTCACTTTCTCTATCTATAATGCTTTGTGCAGGGCTTACGCAGACGTTAATGTACATATGTGAGAGTTTTTGTAAAGTTTAAAAATTTATCTGTGATTTTGCCGCCAGCGGCATATTGATGACCTCCACCATCACACAATAACTCTGCTAACTTAGCTAAGTTAATGTCACAAGTATCTTTATTTTTTCTTATAGAAATGGTTTGTGTGTTTAACATCACTATAAATACAATATCAGCTTTGAATTTCTTTAAAGCTTGATGAGCAACTTCATTAATACCGAAGTCCGCAGTACAGCTAATTACTTTATAACCCTTGAGTGTGCCTGAGTAATATTCCGCTCGTTCAAGCTGATCTTTCAGCTTATTAAAGTATAGCTTAATGGCATTTTGCTCTTGTATGTTGAAAGGTACAAATCCTTCTTCGTATCTACTAATAAACTTATCAACCTTAGGTTTGTTAAAGTTATGATACACAGCATTTAACTTTAGCGTTTCGCTAAAATTTAGTTGGTAAGAATCGTAGTCGTTTACTATATCAAATAGTGCCTGTAATTCGAGACTAATGTTTGATAAAACTTTACTAAAACGTTCTTGTATTAATTTAACACACGATGGATATGTCTTAATGCATACAGAAGCTATCTTGTACCTATCTTTTACTTCTAGATGAGAAGAATGATGATCAATAACAACAACCTTCTTTTTATCCACGTGAGGTATTAGCTTATCAGGTACAAATAAATCAGTAATGAAAATTAAATCATATTGATCGTAATTAGCGTCAATCCACGCTTTAAAATAACCGACTAACTCGTAATCACTTACCTCTCTAATATAGATTTCTTCAGCTTTATTTTTATAGACGTGTCTAAGTGCTAGAGCAGAGCATGCTCCATCTAAATCATTATCTGTCCATATAGCAATCTTCACATGCATATTTATACCACTATTTTAAATAATCAATAACACCCAATTCTTTATGTATTATATTAATTGGTTTTTGTGTATTTTTATACATTGTACTTAATTCTACAAACTTACAATACTCTGACCACTTAGGTATTATTTCGTAACATGAATCAACACTATATTCTTTATTACATTTTACAGCTTCATTAGTCATATCATGCTCTGTACTATACGTATTATGGTAGTTTATCCCTCCCCAGTTGTACACATAATCTATATTGTTTTCATCTTTTTGATTAAACTTATTATCAATTCTATTGTAAAAGTCTACATCTTCACCTTTTGTTATATCAGCATAACCACCACATCTAGCCCAACCTTCTCGCTTGAGAGAACCAGCGCTACTCGAACAACCAGAAACATAGAACTTGTCTTGCGTTACATAATATGCTGCTGTGTTCCAGTAAAAAAATGCATCAGGGTGACTAATGTGAAATTTTACGTGATTTGATATACGACTAGGTAGAAAAATATCATCATCATCATAATGCATATATAAATCGTAATGACCAAACGAAACACCTATATTACGCTTACTACCTAATGTTATTTTTTTTGTTAGATTTAATACATGAACATTTTCAATATCACATGTTAACTGTACATTTTTATCATCGTTAATAAAAATCAACTCTTTATCGGTGTGATCTTGATCTAAGAAACTTGCTAAAACTCTACCTAATAAAGGTAGTCTACCGTAAGTTGGGCATATTACTAATACTTTCATATTTTATTAATTAAACATCGTGTTTTATAATTTTATCATGATAAATGTCAGTAGCTTCACTATTATTCACGAACCACTTGGAAGGGAAATAAGATGTTTTATTGCCAATCAAAGCAGCCCACCAAGAAAAAGTGGAGTTGCTGCCGACTAATGTATCACACTTTGCCATGCATGCAAGCTCTTTAATATCGAAACTTGATTTTAAGATATCGAATTTATATTTGGCGAACTCATTTATTACATGATTTGGATCATCAGTAAATATTTTAATGTTTTTATTTTTAAATTTCTCAAAGAAATATTCAAAATATTCTGTATGACACACGTAGTGTATGGTTGGATGATTCAAATAATCACCCCGCCTAATATGAAATCCCACCTCAATTTTTACATCGTCGTTGATTTTGGGCAAGTCCAATAAAGATATAAATTCATCTTTAACATCTTCGAAATATTTTAAAGATTGAAAGTATCCATTTAATGATACATCTCCATCATAATATGGCAATTCATCGTAGTTAAATCTTTTCTCTTGTATTATTGTGACATCTTCGGTGATGTAATTTCCATATTCGAAATTTTTAAATATTGTGTATTCGTATGCCAAAGGATCTGTGCCTTGACTAGCAAACCAATTATTGGGATTTACAATTAATTTTTTACCATATTTTTTGGCGTATGCGTATCCAGCAGCTATTTGAAATAGCTGATTACCCACACCACCAATGACATTTACATAACAATTATTCATTTTAAAATTGAAATAATATAATTTTGTCTTTATAGACATGTCTTAGTGCGAGAGCTAAGCAAGCACCGTCTAAATCATTATCTGCCATATAGCAATCTTCACGTGTGTATTTATACGGGTTCTTAAGTAATCAACCTTTACTCAAGAATTCCAATGATGAGAATGAACTATCACCAGAATCAAAATCTACATCTTCTGTCTGTGTGATTGTTAGTGTAGTATAGTCAATACTCATAGGTTGAGTATGTCCTCGTGGGCCGTATCGATTTTTCATCATACCAAGTCTAATAATATTGAGCTCTCTATCTTCTTCATTCTGGAAGATGGACACAATAACGTCAGCTGTAGCTGCGAGGCCGACACTTTCTGAGATAGTAGCTAAGTCAGGGTTATCGCTACCAAACCCACTTCGATTCAACTGAGTAGCAGAAATAAATGGACAGTTAAAGACATAGCTCATCGCTCTGACTTGCTCAGTAACGTTCTTTACACGTTCGTATGAGTTAGTACCAATAGGCGAATGTATCAAGTTA